ACACATCGAGCGGCCAAGTCGGGGGCGGGACCGGCGGCACTACCAGCTTCAATAGCATTACCGCTATCGGCGGAACGGGCGGTGCCGTCAATAATAGCACCTACGCCGGGGAAGGTGGCGTAGGCGGCACTGGCGGCTCCGGAACAGCCTTGCGATTTCGCGGGGCTTCGGGTGCGGGTGGCTACTACGGTTCCGCCGCCATCGCCCAATCTCCCGGAGCGGGGTCGCCGTTTACCGGCGGCAGTTATGGGACGCCAGCGCCCAATTCCGGTGCGGGTGGATATGGTGGATCGTCCGGCAATACAACGCTGCTGACAACTACGGCCGGCGGTGGCGGGGCAGGCGAGTATGCCGAGTTCGCCATCGCATCGCCGTCTGCCACCTATACCTATTCGGTGGGGGCGGGTGGTACGGCAGGCACCGCAGGATCGAACGGCGCCAACGGGCTTGTTGCGGCGGCCGGCATCATCATCGTTGATGAGTCCTACTACTACTAACCCCCCCTCCCACAGGTAGTCCCTCATGCACCTAGCCGTTGCCGCGCTCGCGGCCGCTTTGCTGTGGCTTGGCCTCTGCGTGGGTGCGGTTGCCCATGGCTCCGGGGAGTGGGTCGCGCAGAGCGGCCTACGCAATGCCGCCGGCCAGCTCTGCTGCGGCGAAAAAGATTGCGGCGTGCTCGTCGATGGCAAGGTCTCTGCCCGCGTCGACGGCTATCAAGTCGACGGTGTGTTCGAAGTCACATTCGGTGACGAAAAGACCCGCATTCAGGTCCGCGAATTCGTCCCCTACAGCGAAACGTTGCCGTCGCCTGACGGCGCTTACTGGCGCTGCGCTTGGGGCGGCGAGCGCAAGTGCTTCTTCGTCCCGCCTCCCGGATCATAAGGCAACCATGGCCTCCAATGTCATCCCGTTTTCCGAGCGCTACCGCCGCACAAGGCGTGAGCCAAAAGAGGCTGATGCCTCCAATGTCATCCCGTTTTTCGAGCGCTACCGCCGCACAAGGCGTGAGCCAAAAGAGGCTGATGAGCGCACGGCGGAAGTGGTCGAATTGCCGGTCAAGCCGGACGATTCCCGCGATCTGCTGCCGCCCTGTGACATAGGCTGATGAAGATCGGACCGAACGGCCTCGCCCTCGTCAAGGCATTCGAGGGATGCCATCGGGCGGTCCCCAATCGCTCCGGGTATTATCAAGCCTATCTCGATCCGGTCGGCGTGCTCACGATAGGTTATGGCCACACCAACCATCACGATCCCAAATTCGACAAATACACGGTGTGGACGCGCGGCCAATGCGACGCGGCCCTGGTGGCCGACCTCGCAATATTCGAAGCGCACGTTTCCAGGCTCGCCAAGGTCAGCCTGACGCAGAACGAATTTGATGCGTTGGTGTCCTGGGCCTTCAACACCGGAGGCCCGGAGACCGCCACACTCTGGGGCGTGCTCAACGCGGGCCATAAGAGCCGCGTGGGCGCGCAATTGCTCCGCTGGGACAAGGCGAAGTGGCGCACGCTGCCCGGCCTCACGCGCCGCCGCAAGGCAGAGGCGCTGCTGTTCGACGGCAAGATCGACCAGGCGCTCGTCCTGGCCGGCGCAAAGCCTGCACCGCCTGACGTGCCCAAGCCCGGCCCGGTTGTAGCTCCCGATCCCAAACCCATCCCCAAGCCCATTCCCGAGCCGGTGCCAGCACCCAAGCCCGCGCGCACGTTTCTACAATTCCTGTTCGACCTATTCCGGTGGAAATAGCCCATGAAACTCATCATTCCCCTGATCGTTCTCACTACGCTGGTCCTCGTTTGGGTGCTGTGGGGGCGAGCATGGCTCAAGCGCCAGTCCTGGGCGTGGTCGCAACGGTTCTTCACCTGGATCGAGCCGGTCGAGATACTGCTGTGGGGCAAATCCGAGACCGTGATGTGGTCTCGGTACCTGATGCTGCTCGGCGCGCTCCCGGTGGTCCTGGACCAGCTCAGTTTATTTAACACGCCCGAGCTTATCGGGCTGGTGCCCGAGCAGTATCGCGCATGGCTGATGCTCACCTTCACGGTCATGGGCATCATCTCCGAAATCCAGCGGCGCTTATCCACCAAGCCGCTCGCCATCGTGGCGGTGCCGGACAATCCTCCGGTCGAGGTCGCCGTCGCAATCGCACAAGCCCAGTCCGCAGAGGATATGGCTGTTGCGGTCGCGGCGGCGGACATAGCCAAGAAGGGAGAATAGCGGGCTATGCTCGAATGGATCGCCGGCAAGCTGATTACCGTTCCGATCATTGGCGCGATCTTCAAGCCGATTGTCGACGGGCTGCTGCTCGCGCAGAAACAGAAGCTCGACGCCGCCGGCAGTCGCGACGCAAGGGTCGCGGAAATTGCTCAGCAGCAGATCGCGCTCGACAAGCGCGAGGCTGAGGTCAACGCTCAGGTCATCATTGCCGAGCAGGGCAATTGGGTGACGCGCTCGATGCGTCCGCTATTCGCGCTGCCGTTCATCCTGTTCACCTGGAAGGTGGTCATCTGGGACAAGGTGCTCGGCGGGTGGACCGGCGGCCATACCGATGCGCTCGATCCGAAGATGTGGGGCGTATTCATGGCGGTAGTCATCGCGTATTTCGGCGGGCGTTCTGCCGAGCGCGTGGCCGACAAGATCGCCGGCGTGTTCAAGCGTTGAATCTACACAACCGCGAACAGGAGGGCTATCCTATGCCTGATCTCATTATCCAGTTGATCATCGTCATGCTCGTGTGCGGGTTTGTCTATTGGGTTTACCTGAAGCTGATCCCGCTTGCGCCGATCGCGGAGCCGTTCAAGTCAATCATGAACGTGCTGGTGCTTATCCTCATCGGAACCATCGTGTTGTTCGGCGCGATCATTCCGCTGTTGAAGATGCTGCCGCGGATGCTCCGGCTGTGATGCGCCATCGCTAGGATAGTGCATGACAATCCGACCCGCTAATCAGCACAACTACGGCGCGCTGGAACAACGCGTCTACAACGTCGAACAAAGCCTTGCCGGCATCAACGACGGCATCTTAGCGCTGTCGGCAAAGATCGACGAACGGTCCCGAACGTCGTGGCCGACGCTGGCAAGCTTCGCCACGGTGCTGGTGGTCGTGATGGGCGGGATGGGAACGCTCGCGCTGCGGCCGGGCGCGGAAGCAATCGAACGCCTGAACAGGCAGATTAATGCGGTGGACGCATATAACCTTGCCCAGTCCATAGCCACGATTGATCGTCAGCAGCGCAGGATCGACGATTTCGAAAAAGAAAGCCGATTGAGGTCGCCCAGATGACCATGCCGAAATGCTTATTGCGTTGTCGACGCTGGGCGCGCTCGTCGTCAGCTGACGGCGCTCACGCTGCTGTGCCGGTGTGCGGGTTGGCTGGTGCTGGGCTAGGCGGGGGCCTTGAATGGAAGCATCTCGCGGGGCCGGGCGCTAAACCGGCTGAGGCTACGGCTTTTCCGACGCGCTCTTTCCATGTCGGTTGAGAACGGGCTCCAAGCTTGCCTCTCGGCAAGCTCTACCCGTGCGCTTTCGCCCGTTGCCGTCTCTCTCACAGTCGGGCTTGCCGCGTGTCTAGCTTTCCACGCCGCCCGCGAGACAGCAAATCACTAGCACGTCCGTGACGCCAGGTCACGACGAACTCGCGTAACCGCAATCACGGGATAACGCGTCGTCTATCAACCCGCCCGTCCGGCGGATCAGCACCCGCCAGCATCATCTCGATTGCTACCGACACCGGCCCTGATACAGGCGTTCCCGCCTCCCACGCCAGCACTGTTGCGCCGGGGTCGCGGCCCTGCAGGCGTAGCAGGCGGCCAAGCTCGGCAGCCCGGAGTGGACGGTCGAGACCCCACATAGCTCCAAGGGCGGCGCGGGCTTTGCGGATTTGAGCGGCGGTCATTTGGGCGTTGCCCTGCGTTAATCCCCACGTTTGTGGGGAACTTTCGAATTGAGCGTGGTCTGAGTCAGGCCACCGGCTCGTTGCTCTGATACACGCCACCAAAATCCTCGTCGTAAGTTCCGGAATAAACCACCGCGGTGGCGCAGAACGCGCGCAACAAAGTCGCGCTTGTCAAACATGGATGCTGAATATTGTCCGCGTATCCGTTGTATCGCGCCGGATAGAAGGCCGCTGTTGTAAAATTCTTCCTCAGTAAGTCCGTGCGACCCGAGCTTGTGTGCCTGAGTTTTTAGAACCTCGGCGTAAGCATCAATTTGCTCTTTTAGAGCGGGGCGTCTTTCGCACGGTATCGAGGGCGGTCTGGGCGGTGGCAATTTTGCCATGACTATCCATCACAATTGGCTCTAGCAGGTGTTCTGCCAGATACCGCACGACCGGGACGGCCACGCCGTCCCCGATCAGATGATACGCCTCGTTATAACTCTTGGGCAATTTGTATTCTTCCGGCAGGCCCATAAGCCGCGCCGCTTCGCGGATGGAAAGCAGCCGGGAGCGCACGGAATCGCCCTTGATAACCACTATGGATTGACGGCTGGAGCCGCCCGACGCCGTTCTCAGGCAGCCTGCGATGTCGTCAAAACGTATTTCCGCGCGTTGGACCTTTTCGTCGTCGTCGTCAAGGCGTGTGCGCTTGTAGACCCCCCCGACCAAAAGCTGGCCGGTCTTTTTGGCGGCGACAACCTTATCAAGGTTGAGATCGCTCATCATGTCGAGAAGCTTCCCGGTTTCGGCGGCGCTGTGCCACGAAACGCTAGCCGGGTTCTCTTCGATCAAATCAGCAAAGCGCGTATTCCGCACGGGCGGGGCCGGAAGCCTCCACCAAACCCATTGCGCTTTCGACTTGCCCTGTAGCCGCAAGTGAGCGACCTGCAAAGCCTTCGGATGCCACAACAACGATGCGTCCGCGCCCAACAAGTTCGGCGGCACTGCAACGCCATCGGCCACGGCGATAATGAAAAGACGCGGGCGCGACTGCGGCAAAAATTCAACGGCATCAATTACGACAGCGCCAAAGCGATAGCCTTGATCGGCCAGTGCGTCAGCAATCGCGGTAAAATCTTTGCCACCATGCGACGTGAGCGTACCGCAGACATTTTCCAGCACGATGACTTTCGGGCCGCGCCCTTCCGAGCGCAACGTCTTCATCAACTGCCAAAACGGCCAGAACGTACCGGAGCGGTCACCCTTGAGGCCCGCGCCCATACCGGCAAGCGACAAATCCTGACAAGGGAATGAAGCCCATACGAGGCCCGGCGTGCCCGGAAGTTCCTCGGCTTCGACCTTGGAAACGTCCTTCGTAACAAGCCCCTTTTTGCCCCAATTGGCTTCGTATGACGCACTTTTCTTGAAATCAAAATCGTTGGCGAACAGGCATTTCCAGCGCTCGCCAAGTCCGGCGCGCGCCATGCCGCCGCCGCAGAAAAACTCGTAGAAGGTCAGGCCAGCAACGGCGGTTGATTCAGATTTTGGGCGCGCGTTCTTTTGCTCTGGCCGATAAGCCAGAACAATATCCGCAATCGTGTCGAGCGCCTTTAGTCCGCCGCTCATGCCGTCAAATCCTTATAGGTGATGCGCGGGCCGATAGATGCCGTGACGAGTCCTGTATTAATCTAATCACGAATTGTTACAGGTTCGCCCCGTGGTCGTTCCCCCTAGTCCTTGACGAACTCTAGCGTGCCGGCGGTTGCCACGCCCTCGACCAGTTCGATGTTCGCCGGCCCCACGAGCACCTTGCAGTGCGGGTGGCCGTTCTCGGCTATCCACTTCATGAGCGGCTTCGCCGCGTTCAGCATTTCGTCCCGCTGTTCCGGTGTGATGACCATCTTCCAGCCACGTTCAATATGCGTGACCGCTTCCTTGAATAGGCGGAAAGCGCAGTATTGGTCATGCTCTGTTGGATTGCTGCTGTTCGCGGCGACCCCGCAGGTGCAATCGTCTTCCCCGTTCGCCAAGTCGATAGCGTCCAGTAGCTCCTGTTTTTTCACGGCTCATTCCCTCGCTCTCTGTCTCTCACCCCCGCCCGTAGCGGCTCGCCAGGTAGGAGATGACACGCTCATGGCCGGCGGCTCGTGATGTATGCGAGCACCCGCTTCGATGTCGCCTATCAGCGCATATGCGGCGACGTTAAGCCGCCCCGGATCATGTCCAACGCGATTTCCTTGTTGCGGTGCTGTGAGCGCTCGGTCTTGCATTCGGCGGTCAAGCCCGTGGGGAGGTGAGTGACGCGCACACAGGATTCGGCCCCGACATGCTGACCCCCTGCCCCTAGCGAGCGACGGATCGCCTCGATTTTCAGGTCTTCGATTGGCATATCTTCGGCCTTCGCGATGGCAGCTCTGGCCTCGTGCAAAATGGCCGTGCGTCCGCAAGTGCATTCGTTGCCGCCTTCGCAGTTGCCGACGTGCTCGGTCCAGCGATCCAGCCATGATTCGCAGGCCGCCAGCGCCGCCCGCAGCCGCTCGATCTCGTCGGTGGCCGTCACGCTCAGGCCCTCCCGCTCATCTCAGGCTGGCCCTCAAATCGCGTGATCATCTGCTTCATCAGGACCACGATGTCGCGGCGATCCGCGCCGTTGGAAATGTAGTTGCAGCGTCCGTCCGTGCTCCCGAATGGGAACACCATGAGCACGAAGCCGGTCGCCTGATCGGCACCCTTGGCCTCCCCGTTGAATATTTGATCCAGTGCGCCGGCCAGCTTGTTCATCGTCTCGTGATGCTGCGGCTCGATTGGAGCGTCACCCAGGGAATGTTTTGACATTGCTTCTCTCCCTCGTTTCACTGTTTCCCCGCAGGCGTGCTGGGCTCGGTTCGCTCCGCAGTCGCCCCTCCATCGGTGGGAGGGGGAGGGAGGACACGCCAATGGCATATGTTGTGGACTTTCGACTTGCAGTCGCCGTCTCCGTGCTGCTCGTCATATCGCCACCAATGGCCGCTAAAAAACCAGCAGTCGACAACCCTGCCCTGCCCAGCAGATAGACCGGGCGCTCGGCACCATAAATCAACCTGCGTCCCATCCTTCGGCGCGCTCTCCATCGTCCGCCACCCGCCCGTGTCCGCGCTGGCGAGGGAGGGAGAGGCGGGGGCCGCGGCGAGCAATTCACGTTTGATCGCCGCAACCACAGCTTTGACCGCCCGCAGTTCTTTCCCGGTCATCTCGCCGGCATGGAGCAA